GTGAAGTAGAATGGCTTTGTAAGCAGATGAGGGATAAAAAAAATGTTGACGATTAAAAATTTACAAAGTAGAAAATTAACAGATAAAATGCTTTCTAACAGTAGTAAAAACAGTATAAGAGATCATAAAATATGTGTCTGGGTATTAGATTTAGAAAAAGATATCGGTTATTACGAAACTGGTTGCAGCAATGCCTTTATTCTAAATGAAGGGTATCCAGAAGAACTTGGTATGAAATATTGTATGTTTTGTGGGAAGGAAATTAAAAGTAAAAATGAGAGTAACGATGGATAAAGGATACAAAAGAAAGAAATATGGTTACCTTTGTTTAAATTTTATGTGCTGCTTTATTTGATTTAGGTAAATAAGTATGACAATATCTTCGTTAGTTTTAAGTTTAAAACATGAAGATTTGGCTGAACTATATAATGTTCTTCTAGATACAGGTATACAAAAGGAGTTTGGAAACAAAATAAGACCAATTTTTAAAGAAAAAAGAAAAACTAGCAAAGGTAAACTAAAGAAAGTCTATTCTTTCCTTGCAAAGTGTAGTGAGAAAGATTATGAAACTATTTATAACTCTATACTTACGAACCTTCAATGAGCTATATCGAAGAGAATTTTGCTAAAAAGTTAATTAAGTATAACTTTCCTGATTTTAAAAGGGAGTTTAGGTTCCATCCAAGTAGAAAATGGAGATTTGACTTTGCTTGGCCTGAGTATAAATTAGCCACGGAAGTCGAAGGCGGGATTTGGTTAAAAGGCAAAAGACAATCTCGCCATACTAATCCAAAAGGTTTTACAGCCGATATAGTTAAGTATTCAGAAGCTATGTGTTTAGGTTGGACTGTTCTTAGAGTTACCCCTGACCAAGTAAAGAGTAACCAAGCTTTTGATTGGTTATACAGGTTAATGGAGTTAAAGGAGAATGAATAAGTAAACTATATGTCCCCTTCTACAACAAACTTACCTTGTGCAAAAGTGAAAATCCCTCCAGCTGCATCTGTCCCTCTGGCATTATAAAAGTAATTTCCAGTAGGGACATTCCCACTAGGCGAAAAACCTACTTTCCCGCTTCCTAAATCAACTATTACCCCAGAGATAGTTTCTACCAAGCTAGTTCCGTTCGTTGGAAACTCATTTGGGTCAATTCGTAGAACGAAGTTCGCCCATCCATTTAGATTAACCCCTGTTGGCGCGTCTTTAGAAACAACATGGAATATAATCTGTTTAGTATCCCCGTGTTTTTTAAATATATGTACTTTTGTTGGCATCATTTTAAAATTACTGTGTAGGGTTCTGGAAGACTAGCTGTATATTCTAGCGTATATGGAGCAGAAACTGAAGGAACATTTACATTAGGTAAGTAAAATACAGAGGAATTGACTACTAGGTTTGGTGTTAAGGTAATTGCAACTGGAGCTGTAACTATACTGGAGTAAAACACAGATTGGTTAGCTAATACAGTTGGGAGCAGCTTATCCGTTTTAAATATATTTGGAGCAAATAACTGTGTATTGTTTAGAAAAACGGAAGCTTGAAGCGTTTTACCTGTTGTGATAACAGCAGAATAAATAGTAGGGCTGCTTGTTACTAAACTTGCTGCTAAATTAATTTTAGTTAAGTTAACTGTAGCTGGATATAAAGTCTGGTTGTTTACATATAAGTTAGGAGAAATCGAAGCTGAGCCAGAAACATTAACAAGTGGGAATAATATATTGCTTGGGTTGGCTAGCAGATTAGGTGATAAAGTTATCCCTGTTGTAACAACCTGAGAGAAAATATTACTTTGGTTATATAATAAACTTGGTGTAACAGTCGTTGCAGTGGAAACAGTTGGGTTAAACAGGCTGTTTTGGTTATTTACCAAAGTTGCTGATAAGTTTACACCTGTTACAATACTTGGAGAAAATAAAGTACTTGTGTTTGTTTCTAACCCAGTCTGTAAAGTAACTTTTCCTTTAACCGTTGGGGAAAAGAAATAACTAACATTTGTTACTAGCTGAGGTACTAAATTTCCACCCGTCCCTATTGTTGCAGAAAGAAATGTAGGGATATTGGTAACAACTTGAGGAGTTAAAGATGTTTTTGTTTTAGCAATTGGGGAAAACAGAGTATTACTGTTTACTACAAGCTGTGGGGCAAGATTATTGCCTATCCCAACTGTTGTGGAAAAGAAAGTTTGGTTGTTTACAACAGTTTGTGGTGTTAGTGTTGTTTTTGTTCCTGCGGTTTGGGAAAGAAAAGTATTTGTTTCTGTAAATAATGCTGGGGATATAGCAATATTATTAACTACTGTTGGAGTAAATTCTGTAGATGTGTTTGTTACTAAGGATGGGGATAGTTTTGTTGTTGTTTGAACAGATAGAAGTAGTAAGGTGTTTTGGTTTGTTAGTAAAGTTGGTGTAAGAGATGTTGATGTTGTGGTTGTGCTGCCAAAAATAAACCATTTCCTGTGGGGTTTTAGGATTTGGTAGGGGGCTTCGTGGAGTGCGACTATTTCATCAGAGGATAAACTTCTTGCATGAGCTAAGGTGAAGGCTACTTGCCCGTAAGATTGTTGAACATCAGTATTACCAAATACCAGAAAATCGCCAACACCCGGTGTCGTCACCCCTACATTAATCAGACTGAGAAGCGTGTTTTTTTCATGGGTAAGCGATAGTAAGTTTGATTTATCGACATTTAATGTAAAAGTAGATAACTTCGCTGATATTAAGGCAGAATACAGTCCCGTTAAAGTAATATCTGTAGTTAAATTGCTAAAATTAAACTGATTTGAACCCCAATAGTTATATACTTTAAATCCAGTGAGAAAATTGGCTGCATGGTTTATTTTTCCAAATAACCCGCTCCAACCCCAACTGCTCGTATTATCCATACCACAACGCATAGTGACTGAATATTCTGAAACAGTTTCTAACGGCGTTCCTGGAAATGCATCGTAATTGTTATCATAGCGCGTTACAAGACCATCGTCTCCGATATATATAGCGTTTTGCGCGCCACGGCTAGAGACCTGTTGAGCAACTAAATCGATTGTTTTTGGTTCTGATGGATACGCTGCTAATACTAACCCATCAGTTAGCTCATTAGACCAATCTATCTCTTGCGGCGTAGTCGGCTTTTTATCTTTAAACCGCTCCCACCGCGGCACAAAAAACGTCATTTATCTGTCCTCAAATAATGTTCCCCGCGCTCTGTCCTGGTCTCAATGTCACATAATAGTTTTTCAAAATGAATAACCATTTTCTTGTGACCATTAATCATATTGATTAACCATTTGCGCTCATTATAAAGAGGCCAGAATCTAATCATAGTCATACATCAGTTGGATTATAACCAACAACAGTAACTGAATTACCTGTAGCAGCTAAATTTCCGCCAGAATTATTAACTATATAGAGTTTCCAAAAAGCAGATACAGTTTCAAAATCAAAGGTCAATGTTTTCTTTACAGCAGTTGCGCTGTTAAGAGTTATTGAGCCTAATATTGTTTTGTTTAAGGCATCAGCTTCAGCTCCCGTGACATTACCATGTAAGATATAAACATCAACTGTACCCGTACTCCCTGCAGAGCCAGTAAGACTAAAAGTTAACTGAGCAGATATGTATCTTGTAGTTGTGTTATTTTGCTCTAAACCTGCAGAAGAAACACCTGTATTAGGTAAACTTGCTAGGTCACTTGGGGTTATATCTGCGGCTGCTGAATAACCAGCATATAAAGTAGCCATTATCCAATACCATTAGTTATAAGTTGTAATAACCTACTCAATGCGAAAACCTGATTAGTATTTTCATCATTTAGAGAAAGCGACAGTGTATTTAGTAACTCTATTAATTTTGTATTATTAGTAGAAGATTCCATAGATTCCAGCGTAGCTATAGCAAGTTTTAATGTTCTCTGTATTACTTTTGTTTCTGTTTTAGTCATTAAGCCACTCCATTTGCAATAGCAATATCTTCTAACGTGATATCTCCCGACCAGTTCTGCTCAGACCAGCTAATCATTGTATCAGCCATACCTAAAATGTATGTTTTATCTGCTGAGGTTAGCAAATTAAGTGTAACCAAATTATCAAGAATAGTAGTTAAAGTAGCTAGATAAGTAGGATTACTCGTGTCGAAACTGGTGAATTTATCTAATGCAAGAGTTGCTTCACGAGCATTTGTATCAACGCTATCTACAATTGGGATATATTTATGTGAAGCTGCTAGATATTTTTCTATTGCAATTACAGGAATAGGTACTTTTGCTACTATTGTTTTAGCATTAAGCGCACCCATTCGCGCTCTATCACCCGCTAATCCAGTAATAGCAGGGTCAGCCAATTTTGTTTTTAAAACACTGTAGTCTTTCATAATATTTTTTTATAATTGGAAGATTCCAGAAGCGTTCCAAGTAATAGTTACGTCTGTGGCACTTAAAGCAGCGGTAGGAAGCCCAGTAACACCAGTATCCATATACATGATTAACGGCCAAGTTGTATTAGCTCCAGCATTCTTTCTGTAAAGCACAATAGCTTCTACAGAGTTGCCTGTGACAGATGGGAAAGTTACGTTTGCTCCATCAAACAGACCATTTAGTTGGGTTTTAGTTAGAATTTCTTGATCTGTTCCAACAATACCAGAGAGGTTACTATAAAATTGATGCGCAGATGAGTAGGTGTATACTCCTGTGTCTATAAGAGCAACATATACACCTGTAGCACCTTCTGCACTATTTAATGCACTGTTAGCATCATTTTGTAAAAGTGTTTCTTTCCATTTTGGATATAAAGCATTAGCCATTTTATTTTCCTATATTTGTTAAGTTTGCGAGTTTGGTTATTTCATCAATAATCCATGCAGTACCAGCTAAGCCAGCCATTATAACTACCCATAGCAATTTGGCTTGTTTTCTGATACTAGATAATCCTTCTGTAAGTTCTTCATTTGTAGCGAAAGTCTTTCTGCAGTAATCTTTTATTTCATCTTTTTGTTTAAGCAATAGAACTTCCATATCTTTGGGTTGAGAGGAAAGGTCTGACTTTATAGTGTGAATGTCTGAACGTATCTTTTCTAAAATCTTTGTATTTTCCAAGTAAGAATCTTTTTCTCTATTTCTTTGTTCCTTCATAAAAGTTTCTTCCTTGTGTACAAATTCTTTTAGAAACGAAGCTAGTTCTTTTATTTGTGATGATAGTTCAGCTTCAACTATAGCAGACTTGGCCGTTTGGTCATCATGTTTTTGTATCTTTTCCTCGAGATTTTCTAGGCGTCTGGTTATATCTGTATTAAACATAGATTCACTTGCTATTTTGCCCAATTTTTGCTACACTTTTACCCAAGTATAACCGTTTTTACATAAAAAAGCAAGGAATGAAACCATAGACTTTCCTTTGTTTTTCAATAACTTATAAAAGGCGTTCTCGTGGAAGGAAAGCAAGAAGCAATAATAAACCTTGATAGCAATTGTTCCCCAGCTATTTTAGCTTCTATAATCGGTTGTAATGTATCTCTTATATATCAGGAATGCCAAGCTGGCAGGCTACCTAGCCCTATAATTGAACATACGTATAGAGAAGCATTACAGAAGTATATTAACCATTTTAAAAAGAACCAAGATTTAAAGATAGAGAAGGAAAAAAACGAAGCAAGATTAAAAGAAGCAAAGTTACAGAAGGATTTGGAGTTTAAAGAAAGAAAGTATAGGGCAAAGTTAGAAGCAGAAGAAAAAGCAAGGGAAAGTAAGGGAAGAGACTTCGGCGGAATAGAGCTAGACGATGGTATGCCTCCGCTCATGGCAGCTAAAACTAAACAAGATATTCGTTTGGGTCGGGCTAGGGAACAGCAATTATGGGTTAAAGCTTCTATAGAAAGAGGAGAGTATTTATCTATTGAGGAATTAACAGAACTTTGCGAACCTTTAATTATGACTATTCGGCAAAGCCTTCTTTCTATTTCCCTTGAAAACGAAACAGTACAGAAACAAGTAGACCAAATAATGGATAACCTTTATAAGTTAGGAGTTACTTTGGTTGAACAGGCAGACAGAGATAGTGATAAATTCATTGACACTGTTATGAAAACAGAAATTGACTTGTCTGACATCTCTATAGATAGCTTGCCAGAACCGGTGTTGTAATATGGGTAAAATTACTCGTTCTTTTAAAAATACTTCGGAAAGACGGTTCATCGGCCAACTTCTTTCTTTGCTTAAGCCAGCTGTTCGTATGCCTACTATTGCATGGGCGGAAACCTTCCGGGTTTTAACCTCTGAAGAATCCCATCATATAGGTAAATTTGATTGTGGAAAGATTCCAGCTTTAGAATATATCTATGAGTGCTGTGATAACAGGTTAATTTACGTTGTTGTTGCTATGAAAGGTAGCCAGATTGGTTGGAGTGAGCTAACTAATAATGTTATTGGTCGGAATATCCATACTAATCCTTCTAAGATGCAATGGGCTTTTCCTTCATTAGAACCAGCGAAGGTATATTCTCGGGAGAAACTTAAACCATTTTTTGAAGGAACAAAGGTTCTGCGAGATATTATTAACGTTAATGTAGCAAAAGAGAGTTTTTCCTATTTTAAATTTCCGGGCGGCTTTCTTAAACTAACTACACTGGGAAGTATTTCTGCTGCTAAAACAAGTTCTATTCCTTTTATAGGGGTTGAAGAGCCTGATGATGTTAAGGATGATGTTAGAGGTCAAGGTGACACTTTAGAAAACTTAAAAGGTAGGCAGAAAACTTTTCCTATTGGCTTTAAGAAACTTATTTTTGGCGGAACTCCTACGGATAAAGATTTTTCTAGGGTAGAACAAGGATACAAGCAATCAAATCAGCTAGTCTTCAAAGCCCAATGCCATCATTGTGGAGAATTAAGTGAGCTATCTACAGATAACATCCATTATGATGAATACCCAGATAGATACATTGATGAAGTTTACGGAAAATATAATCCAGAAACAGCTTACTATACTTGCCCTCATTGTGAAGGTGTTTGGTCGTTTAAAGAAAAGAACAAAAATATTGAAGCAGGTAAAAAGTTCGGATTTACAGATTTCACAGGTAGGTTCTCCAAAGGTTGGCATCCTAAAAGACCAGATATAACAGAGATTTTTGGTTTCCACATACCGGAATTGCTTTCTACTTTATCTAGTTCTACCTTTGTAGAGCTTGCAGAGAAAAAGATACTTGCAGAACTAGCTTTACAACGAAGTAACGAAGGGTTGATGAAGTCTTTTAGAAATAATAGTGACGGACTTCCTTATGCTAGTGGTATTTCTTCACTCGAAGCCGATGAAATGAAGAAACTTAGAAGTAATTATCCAGAAGGTATTGTTCCTATGGATGGGCTAGTTCTTACTGTTGGAACAGACGTTCAGGATAATAGATTTGGTTATATAATTCGGGCTTGGGGAAGAAATAATAACTCTTGGCTAGTTAAATGGGAAGAAATATTTGGAAATGTACTAGATGAAGATGACCCGGTTTGGCAAGAACTTACAGATAAAACAGTCACAGCTAAGATTCCTCATGCCTCAGGAAAATATCTAAATATCGCAGCAGTGTCCATTGATTCTGGAGATAATACAGAGCTTGTCTATAAATGGGTTAGAAAGATGCAGGAACATAATCCGCAAGTTTTTGCTACTAAAGGCGTTCGTGATCTTAGATGGTCTGATGATGAAATATATAGGGAACCTAGCCAATTAGATGTAGAAAGAGATAAGCAACTTAGAAGAAGTCTCGCTGAGACAATGGGGGTAACTGTTTTTCCACTAGGAGCCCATCGCGCACATGAAGAGATACTGCGCAGAGTTTCTTTAAACCTGAATAGGGACATTAAAAAGAATGTTTACTACTTCAATGAGCAAAGTTATGGTGGATATGAAGAGCAAATGACTTCTTGCAGAAAGATTATAGATAGTCGAAGTAGCTATAATAAGTCCGTATTTAAACTTATTCCGGGTAAAAGAAAAGAAGCGATGGACGCGGAAAAGAATGCTCTTCACGCCAGTTACGCAATAGGGCTTAGGAACTATAGTCATGCAAATTGGCAAGCAATAGAAAATTACCTATACAAATAAGGAATAAACATGGCACAAATGACATTAGCAGACGCAGAAGCAGCTTTAGCAACTGTGAATGCAGCAATAGAAGCCTTAATTTCTGGTAAACGATTAACACAACTTCGAGTAGGTTCGGGCAGTTTTGCTAGACTTTATGCTTTCTCCGACCTTACATTAGATAATTTAAAAGCACACAGAGATGAACTTCTTGCTATAATAGATGTGTTAGAAGGAAATACTCCTAACTTTAAACTTAATATGCAAATTCCAATGATAGTTGGTAAGGATTTATAATGGCTACTCAGGCAGAAATAGACGCAATTTACTACTCACAAATAGAGCAACCTGTTTTTGAAGGAGCAGCTACTTCATATCGGTTAAGTCAAAAAGGGTTGTTATCCGGTGATGTAGATACTTTAGCCGCAAGGGAAATTCTTAACTTGCAAATGCGGTCTGCTCATGCTATTCGTAATAATGGTCATGCAAAGGCCGCATTACTTAAATATGTTACTTCTCTTGGTGCTGTTAAGGTTAACTGGAAAGGAAAAGATGGAAAGAAACATGAATCAATGCAAGAGCTTTGGGACGAATTTGCAGGTAACCCAAACTATGATGGTTATGGCACTCTTAGTAATACACAGTCAGTTTGGCATAGTTCTATTTTTCAATCAGGTAATGCTTTTTCTCAGTTACTTATAGAAAAGCAAGGAAATAGAAATAGAGTCCCGTTAAAACTCAAAGCTATTCCTAGTGAAATGCACGATGTTCTTTATAATGGAGAAAGTTCGACTGATAAAATTAAAAATGGTATAAAGTTTAAAAATTCTAAACCTGTAACTTACTACTTTCGAAAGAATCTATATAGTTATGTCTGGTACGGACAAGATTTAGGAAAACTTCAAGAAGTTAAAGCAAATAGCCTACTTCATATTTTCCAAAGGGAAACTCCGGGACAATGGATAGGTATTCCTAGTTTAGCCCCTGTTTTACTTACTCTTTATGAGCTAGATGAATTAACTGATGCCACAGTGGCCAAACAAAAAGCGGCACAGGCTATTTCTTGGATAATTGAGAATACAAACCCAATCTCTATGACACCTACTGGCACGCCTGTTTCTGTGACAGACCCAAAAGACGAGAAGAAAAAGAAAGTAGTTTTTAAAGCACAAGGTGGTTCTACTCAGTATCTGAACAAAGGTGAAAAGATTCATTTCTACCAATCAACTGATATTGGAGCTAATCTAAAAGACTTAGTTGCTTCTGAGCTTAGAAAGATAGCTTCGGCGGTTGGTATTCCGTATCATTCATTAACTGGTGATACGTCTGGCTTAGATTTTAGTTCGCTTCGGGCAATAGCAATAGAGTTGCGAGGACGATTGGAATATATCCATCATTTTTATACTATTCCTCTTGGTCTTTCTCCTTTAGCTGCTAGATTTAAGGAATTAGCTAAACTTAGGTACAACGTAGCTTCTGCCGTTCCTTCCTTTCAACTTCCTCGTTGGTATGGTGTTGATGATTTAAAAGATACTCAAGCAGACCTTCTGGAAGTACAAAATGGAATGTCTACCTTAGAAAGTAAACTAGACGAACGACATACAACTTTTGAAGAAATTATAGCGGACAGAACTAGAATAAAAGAAGCAGGCATAGATTCACTTCTTAACGGCACTGCTGTAAATACCAATCAAGTGAACAATAATAAGCCTAAGTCTAATAGTTCTAGTAATTAATCATTGACAGGTAGATAATCTTGTGCTACCCTATCAAGAACAGGAAAGGAAAATTTAATGTCTAAGTATTTGAGAATATTGGGGAGAATTTATAACACGCCCCTAGCCATAAGTCAAAATAAATTTGATATTATTTCAAGTAATGTAGGTATAAAACTTTTATCAGGGGAGAGTATTCCATCTATTGAACCAACCAAGCATAAGGAGCCTACAGTTACTTCTAGCGTTGCTGTAGTTAATGTATTTGACTCCCTAGTTTCTAAACAAGGACTTGGTGATAGTGGCTTTACTTCATACGAAGATTTACGAAAAAATATCCAAAGTAAGTTAGATAATGGGGCAAAGAAGTTAGTTTTTAACATTGACTCTCCGGGCGGGGAAGTTAATGGGCTTTTTGCACTGACAGATTATATTTTTTCATTAAAAGGAGAAGGAGTTGAAACATCTGCTGTTATAGATGGACAAGGCACAAGTGCAGCTTATGCTATTGCTTCCGCAACAGGAAAGATTTACGCTACTGAAACATCCCAAGTAGGAAGTATAGCCACTATTATGGGGCTTGTTGACCAAACAGAAATGGATAAGGCTGATGGTTTAGCCTATTACATCCTACGAAGTAAATCCGAGAAAGCTCTTGGGAATCCCCATGAAAAAGTAACTAGCGAGGTTTTAGACAAATACCAGTCTATGCTTATGAAAGTAGACAGTATTTTTAATGAAAAAGTAGCAAAATACAGAACAAACCTTTCAGTAGATAAAATAATCTCATTGAAAGGTGCAGATTTCTTAGCTGAAGAAGCTAAAACTTTAGGATTAGTTGACTCTATTGTCTCATCTATAGATGCTGTAGTTCAACAGAAAGGAAGCAATCAATCAACCATTTTAACAACATCAAAAGGTAAGACTATGACTTTAGAAGAAGCCTTAGCTAAGAATGTGGAGTTGTCATCTGAATTAGCAGAGGTAAAAGCAAAAGCAGAAGTTATTGCTAAAGCTGCCGCTAGTGAAGAACAAACTAGAATCTTAGGTATTTTAAATGCTGCAAGTACACTGAAATTATCTAGTGAAATTGCGGTAAAACGTATTAAAGCAGGAACTTCTGTTGAAGAATCAGTTTCTTTGTTTGAAGATATAGCAGAAGCAGTACAGAAAACAACTGCAATTGATACAGATGTGCCAATTTCTGCAACAGTTAATAAAGAAACTGTGGTAACCGAAGAACCTGACTTCATGTCACAAATTAACGCAGCTATTGATAAAGTAGATGCAGAAGCTAAAGTAGAGTGGGGAGTTAGATAATGGCTATTGATACTTATTACTCTCAGAAGAACGGTGGGTTTGACGTTTACCCGGATAATGTTAAAAAGAAAACCTTTTTCCGTGCCAATGACCGTTATACAAAGCCTGTAACTGTAAAAGCTGGACAAGTCCTAAAAGCTTTTTCTTTTCTTGAAACTGATGCGACAGGTAAAGTAATTGCTCATAGTGGTTTGTCAGAGTCCGCACAAGTTACTTTTACCGCTTTAACCGCTGGACAAACGTTGGCTATGGCTGGGCTGACGTTTACTGCTGGTAGTTCTGGGACAACTGCTGTCCAACTAGCTACAGTTTGGTCTGGTTTATCTGCTGGTTATACAGGTGGTACGGTTGCAGGTGGAGTCTTTTCTGGTACTTTAACTGGCTACAATACAGAAAAAGTTGATACCGACACCGTTATCTTTAATGCAGTTTCTGCTAAAACAAATGCAACTGATGTAGCTGCAACTGGTACAGGGGCATCCTCTGCAACAATTACTATTGTCCAAGGATCTACTTCATTTTCCCCTATTGCCGGTGTACTTGCTTTCGATGTAGATGCTAGTGCTAGTGACGTAGAAGCAACCGCTTTTGATGATGCTAGTTTTTGGGCAGACGCATTGATTTGGGCTGTTGACCCAGCAGTAGATACAATTACTTTATCTGATGGTACAACTAAAGCTGTGACTACTTATAATACCGGTTGCTTTGGTACTTCTAAAGCATCTAACTTGCTTAAACAAAAATTTGTAGAAAATTCTGGCTTTTCTGAGTTAGGATTCTTAACTGCTGGGGAGGCTGTATAATGGCAACTGAATTTATGAACCCTTACACCACTGCTAAATTGTTAAGTGGTGTAATTCCTGCTAATAAAGTTAACAGACCTAACTGGTTGCAAACTTTCTTTGGGCAAACTCGTACTACAGAAGATAAAACTGTCAACTTTGATGCTGAGTTTGCTACTAAGAATGTAATGGGTATGTATGTAGCTCCTGATGTTGATGCTACTCCTATTCAATTACCTACTTATGGGCATAAAGAGTTATCTTTTAGCTATGCAAAAGAAGGTCTTAACTCCCCAGATTATGAGGAGATAAATACCAGACGCCTAGGACAACCAATTGGCAAAGTAGATGTAATGGCTAATGAAATTGCTGATATTAGAGCTAAACTAGCTATTGCAGAACAACGGTTCGAGAACTTATTTGAATTAAACGCAGCCAACATCATATTTACAGGTAGTCATACTGCTCAAAGTGAAAAACATCCTAAGGTTATTTATAACTTTGGTCGGACTAAGATTACTACAGCGGCTGGTTTTAATTCTGGGTATGTTCCAGAGGTTGATTTAACTACGCTAAATCCTGGAGGTGGTGTTGGTGCTAGAGCTTGGACTAACGCCGGTAGTACTCCTGTTAAAGACCTAATCACTATGGTTAACACTTGTAATAGACGACAACGTGTTAATGCAGTAGTTATGGCATCTGATGCTTATGACTTATTTGAGAAGGATTTACAGACTAACTATAAAGACGCTGCTACTTTAACAGTATCCGTACTGAACAGAGTTGAGTTGAAGGTTCTGCCAGTAGTTGAGCAGTATGAAAGCTTGAATTTCCGTCGTAGTTATCCTGTAGGTCAAGGCCAGTTTGTAGATATTTATACCTACGACGCTATTTATCATGATAGAACAACTGGTGTAGCTACCAATTATGTACCTAATGGCTATGCAGCAGTTCTTCCTAGCCCTGATGCAGGTGTTAAGGTCTATGGTAGAATTATGCACCCAAGAGCTAAATATGCTGCTATGCCTCGTTGGCTTAATTTCTGGGAAAACCCTAAAACTGGTAAACGTGAGTGGGAAGTTCATGCTAACTACTTAATGGGTGCAATTGACATCGATTCTTACGTTTCCTGGAAAGTAATGTAAAGTTTGTAATGGCGACGACTACAGTAGGCATTTATGGGTTAAAAGAAGTTAAGGATAAGTTCTCTAAGGAGAAACTGAAAGATGCTACAGCTAAGAGTCTAGCAATAGCGGTTATTCAACTTCATAACTCATTAAAGTCTGCTGTTTTTCGTCGCTATACTGCTAGAAATAATTTAGATAAACAATTAGTTAGACGTTCTTCTATAGTTTCTTTTGGTAAAGGGATTGTAGAATCAGGTTTAATCTATAATGTGCAGATTAATGATTTATCAAAATTTCCTACAACATGGTATTGGGGAAATATAAATCCTGCGGATAGAAAAGGAAGAGTTCATACAGTAACAATTATAAGGGGTAATAAAAAAGTAAGTCATGGTAAAGATCAGCGAGGGGGTTTTCAACCTAGGGACTCTAGGGGTAAAGTAAGTAGAATATTTAATAAAGGCTCTCAAATGTTTGAAAGAACAAGTAGTAAAAAACTTCCTTTACGAGTTCTTTATGGGCCTAATACTGCTAATATGATTAATTGGGCATTACATAATGATAAATCAGTGCATAAAGTAATAGATGCCCTTGAATTAAATATAATTGATAACTTTATATAATGCTTGAAACACAAGAACAAATAGACCTAACACTTTCTTTTTGTGGAGAGACACTAGAATTTAATAATGGGACTTTGCTTGGTATTCCGGGAGACCTAGTTTTTAATGTTCAAAGTTTCGATTCTCCTTATGATATTAAAAAGCAAGATTTTAATTTTCAAGTAGCTCATAAGTCTTTTTTCTCTTTAAGTATTCAGCCAAAAGACAGGTTCTTATATACTTTAAATAATAAAATATATAAATTTGAAATTATTTCCTTTACCGACGATCTAACCGGCTGGATAGATCTACAAGTTAAACTTATTGAGGTTCTATAGTGTTTGATGAAAGTTATTTAATCCAACGAATTAAGGATAAAACTCCCTACACTAAAGTTGACTATGCCGATGATAGTAATATTGACCTTGTTCACATCGACTTGCTAGAACCTAGAATATTTATTGGTCATCTAGGTATAAAAAAGCAATTCCCAGAAGATTTAGTTGCTGACGGCTTTCATGAAATAGAAAATAGAGAGATTCTTTTAACAGCTATTCAATTTCTTTGTCAGAGGGATAAACTTGCAGAAGTTAGAACAAATATTAAAAATGCTTATCATGGATTTTCTCCTTTTCCTACCGATGGTGATTATTCTAATCTTGTTTTTATTGAAGCTACTATGGTCGCTAAAACAGGGAATAAAGCTTGGTGGCAGGAGATAGTTGGTTTACACATGCCACAGATCGCGTAGATTTTGATAAAGTTTATCTATACTTAACAATCAGACAATTTAGGAACTATTATGGCAGTTTATTCTAAAGACGGCGAGGGAAATATCCTTATACTTAAAAAGGGAAAAACTTTAAGTGAAATAGCTCAAAAAATTAAAGACGACACAATTAAAGCAGGTAAGGAACCTTCTCCCTGCATACAAGACAATTTAAACACGAAACAAAACCCTAAAGATAAAGGAGCCCTGTAATGGCAGGTATAGTTAAATTTCACCAAAAAGCAATAGCAATTTTCGGTGTTGCCCAAACAGCAGAAGGGCAATCAGCAGTATTGTCTACTTCACAGACTACAGGCGCAATCACTACTTTAGTTAGTTCTACAGCAGTAACAGGTATAGGTACAACTTTTCTATCCCAATTAGCACCCGGGGCTTATATTTATAATAACTCTGGGGCAGAAGTAGGGCAAATTGCCTCTGTTACTGATGACTTACATGCAGTATTAACAGCAAATGCTAAGGTAGCAGTAACAGCAGCAACTTTTGCAACTGGCCTTGGCCCTAAAAACGCACTAGCAGTTCTTAATCTTAACTTCTCTACAGAGCTTACATCTGAGGCTTTTCAGTTTACAGGTGACGAACTATCTCGTGATGAGGAAACAGTCATTACAGACAAATTTGCTAAGTTTGATTTTGAAACATTTATGCCTAGTTTAGGAACTATAGGAACTCCGGGAGCCCCTCCTTTAGCAAGTGAAGTGCCTTTAGTTGATTGGATGGGTGCTTGTGGCTTCGCCTTAGACCTTACTGCTAATGATCAAGCCAAATTTACTAATGGTTTAACCTCTAATGAATATCTAACTATAGAAATTCGTAGAACCTCTCCTGATATTGCTACACAAAAAGTATTTACCACAACAGATAATAGAGGGACTGTTGATTTAGATTCCACTGTAGGTACAAGAGCTAAACTTAAATTTTCTTTCCAAGGGAATTTAGTTAATGTAACACAGAAAGTAAAACTTAACCCAGATTTTGGTGATCAAAAGGTAGAACACGCCCCTTCTATTAAAAGTACAACTATTACTCAATCAGAATTAGCTCTTTATTCAGGTACAACAGTGACGTTTACTCCAGCAACTAAAAATGTTTGCTTCGATAAACTACAATCATCTAATATGTCTGGTTTCGAGTACAGCAGATACCTAACAGGGTGTTTGGATGGTTGGTCTAAAGGGGCTACTCCTACTGATGTTACTATGACTATCCTTGAAGATGAGGCAGGAGCAAGCTATAACCCGGATAATCATTTAGAAGATTTACATGGTTTAAGGCTTGGCTTTGGCAGTGTTATTGGCAAAAAGGTAGAGATTACTTTTAATAAGATGCAGTTATCTAATGTAGCTAATTCCACAGTAGCTGCCTATACTGGACAAGATTTAACTTTCCGTAATGTCGGAACAACTGACATTATTTTATCTTAATTTTTAATAACTTTAGAGGGCAAATCTAATGGCAAAACAACTTTTCGTAAAATTACAAACGCCGGTAATTGAGCTTACTATCAAAGCTAAAGATTCGAGTGGGGCAACTGACAAAATCGTAGTAGGGTTTAAAAGGTATAAACTTGAAGAAGCCGAAAAAGAACTAACTACTTTCCAAGAACTTCTGGAACAACAGATAGAAGATATGAAAGATGGTAGTTTAGCTTCAAAAGAAATAGATGCTTACATCAAGAGCCAAGTTATTTATATAAAGCAAGCAAAACTAGAAATTTATGATAGTGAAAACGATAAAACTATTGAGCTTGTTGTTCCTGATACACGGAAAGCTAAACCTAATGACGACTTCTGGGGGACTTCGGACGAATGTCTAGCCGCCCTCCTAGATCTATATTTATCTGCGGCTCCTTGGAGGTCGTCCCTTATTACTGCTCTACAAAAAGCATTACTTAATGTAGATTACGAGGCAGAGCAACTAAAAAACTCATAGAGGCAGGGGAAGCTCTTGGAAAAGCTACTTTATGGGAAACTCAGAAGGCAGAAATAGATAAAAGAAGGCAAGAGGAAGAATCTTTAGCCGATGAGTTTCCTGAATTAGCTCAAGAGGAAGAGGAAAAAGAAGAAATAGAAGCAGTTTATTTTTATCTCGATGAAGATAATGAACTGCTTTTTTCTGTGTATAAAGTTATATACCTATTCCTTCGTGGAGAAGATTACTCTATAGACCCTGCCGTTATGATAGAAATTGTAAAAGAACATAATCTTCCCGCCCAAAAAACTTATTATAGACTAGCTCATATACATAATGGATTCGCTAACATTCTATTAGCAGCAAGACAAGTATCTAATGGCGCAGAAAACAAATAAAACACTAGAGTTACGGATAAAAACCACATCAGACGGGGACGCTGTTTTAGATAAAATAACTTCTAAAACAGATAAGTTAGGTGCCAAAGTAACTAATTTAACTTCTGTTTATACTATTAACAAGAAAGGTGTAGAAGAATGGACTCATTCTGTTAAAATAGCTGCTGATTCATTAAAAAAGCTAAATACTCTTAAAACACAATTAGCCCTATCTGGGGTAGGTAGTTTTACAACAGGTGCTACAACACAGGCCCCTCTTGCAGAAAGCGTAGCAGCTTATAAAGCTTATAAGCGAGAACGGGAAACTATAAGTAAAGCTTTATTAGCTAATGTTCGCAAAGAATTAAAAGAAGAGGAAGCGGCAGAGAAAGAGCGGGTTAAACAAGGTATTTCTCTTAGAAAACAACAAGCTCAGCAATATAGAGATATACTATCTGCCAAAAACACTAGACAAGCTAATGTAGAGGCAGAAAACCAAAGACTTCTTGCCGCGAATAAAAGAACAATAGCCCTACAAAAAGCTATTATAGCTAAAGGTGCTAATGACATAATAGTCGTTCGCTTAAAAGCTGCCGAAAAAGCCAGACTCATAGAAGAAAAATTACAGAAAGATTTAGCAGATATATCTAAAAGAAGCGCAGAAGGTTCCTTAAAAAATAGAGTAGCTGCGCAAACTAAAGTATTTTCTAAATTTCGTAGAGAGTCCTTAGAAATAGCTAAAAATTTACAAAAAGTAGAGGTAGAAGAAGCTAAGGTAGTTAAATTAAATAAAGATATTCTTGCAGCTAAACGAAAAGTTAGGGCAGAACAAGACAGGGTAAATAGATCTATAGCTAGAGGTTCTAGGGAGCAAGTCCATTGGGCGGTTAAAATTGCAGAGGGTATAGGACTTTATAGGGTTTTTAATGCAGTAGTTAATACAACGGTAGCAGCTATTTCTGCTGTTCCCAGAATAGGTATAGAATTACAAACTACAAAAGCTGTGTTAGAATCTACTCTAGGTTCTGGGGCTAAAGTAGCGGCAGTTTTTTCTGGGTTAAATCAAGAAGCACAGAGAACAGGAATAGATATAGGAACACTGAGGGAAAATTTTAGGAATCTTAATGCTTCAATGGGCTTAGCTGGCGAAAGTACCCAAACAGTATGGGACTTATTTACTAATCTTAATACAGTTACAACAGCTCTGCACCTTCCAGCAGATAAAGTTAAGTTAACTTTTTTAGCTATTTCTCAGATCTTTAACAAGACAAAGGTACAGTCAGAGGAACTTGTTAAACAATTAGGCAACCTGCTTCCTGGAGCGTTTGCTCGTTTTCAAAAAGCTAATGCAGATCTTTTCCCAAGTACACAAGATTTAGCTAAATCTATGAAAGCTGGGTTGGTATTTGCCCATGATACAATGGTAAAGTTTGTTAGACAGATGGCTATAGACTTTAAAGCAGGTTTTGCTATTGCACAAAGTGGGCTACAGGCAGCTATAGGAAGATATAAAACAAGTTTAATTCATTTAGGTGAAACTGTCTTTGCTCAGACAAAAGACTCAATGACGGCTGTTTTAAGTGTGGTTACTGATCTGGTTAATGGATTAAACCGTATTCTTAAAGGGACAGATGCTATATCTGTTTCAATAAAAGAAGTAGGTAAAGTAGGGCTAGCTCTATTGGTCGGAGGTATAACTCAAGCTGTTTTACAATCAAAGTTATTACGAGTTATATGGGGTAATATAGTAGACCTTATAGCTTTAGCTAGAAAGCAATTAGGCCCTATACTTTTTATAGCAGGGCTACTTGAGATTATAAAGCAGAATGAAAAGTACGCAAATGTCTTAGGTCAAATAGCGAAAATCCAGCATACTATAGCTAAGGAAACAAAATTAGCTAATGCTACAGCGGCTGAGCGTCTAAAAATAAATTTACAAGACGACCCCAGTGTTGTAGCAGCTAAAGAACGACTGCGGCTAGTAAAAAAATTTATAAGGCTAACTAAACTTAAGGCAAAAATAGAAAAAGACCTATTTTTCTTTACTTTTTCCTCTACTAAGTATAAACTTGTTTCTGGACAATTAGCCCTTTCTTTGGCTAAGAAGCAATTAAAAATAGCTAAAGATAACGCAAAAACAGCTCAAGAAAACGCCACTGCGGAAGAAAAAGCTAGAGCGGCAGAACAGCGTAGATCAGCAACTTTAAAAAAGTTAAACTCTTTAGTTAAAGAATACTCCGATGCACAATATGCCGCCTCAAAAAATATAAAAGACTCTTTAGTAACCTTAAAAGAACAATATGATAATAACCTGTTAACTGTTGAAGATTATTATAAAGAAAAACAAAGGCTACAGCTAAAAGATTTAGATACTCAGATCGAAACTGCTAAAACCCAGCTAAAAATTCTTCAAAGTTCTGATACTGTAGACACGGCAGCACTTAGAAAACAACTAAAAATTATAGATTCCCTTAAATCCTCAAGAAGAAACTTGGCTATTTCTTTAGAAAACGAAAAGAAAAAAGCACTAGAAACGGCTAATCTTGAAACAGCTAAAATACTAGCAAATCTACGAGGTACTGAACAAGACCATTATAACTTGGAGCTTCTGCAACTTAAAAAAAGTAGAGATGAGCAGCTAAACCTTGTAAAAGGTAATCAAGAAGCCCGGGCTGTCATAGAACAGAATTTTCAAAACAAATTACTTGATCTAAATTCAAAGCGTTTTAATGCTGTTAAATCTAACTTAGCTGCTATAAATCAGGTGGAAACTCAAGCTGCACAACAACGTGTACAAACAGAAATAAACGCTGCAAAATCTATTGTTAAAGCACAAAACGAAATAGCTGTAGCTAAAAAAGCCTCCTCAGTGGGGCAGGTAACTAGCCTAAGTCAGTTAGAACAATTAGCTATATTAGCACTTGCAAAAGAAGGTATTTTTCGGCAAAATAACACCCTAACTTTCGACTCTTCTGTACAAACTAAAGTAGCAGAACTTGCCAAAAAGTTACCTGCTTTTGCCACAGGAGGGTCTTTTACCGTTGGTGGAAATGGTGCAGTTGACTCCTCCCTAGTAGCTTTCAGGGCTACCAAAGGAGAAAAAGTTATAGTTCAAACACCAAACCAACAAGTAACTACACCTACCAATGACACCAACATACATATAAATAATCTAAGTTTACCCAACGTCAGTAATTACCAAGAGTTTATCTCAGAATTAAAACAACAGCTCAGAGTTAACCCTAATCTACTACAAACGACAGGAACTTTAGCCGGATGAGAATAGTTTATAGTCCTGAGCCAGCCATAGCTTCTAGGAAAGTTAAAATACTGCTCCAAACAGGAGAAGTTAAAGTATTTTTTTACAAAAACACACCTATTGTTAATACAATAGCTTTCTTAGATAGCAATTTACAATCTGTCTCTATAAGTTCTTCAGTTGACGGAACAAGTTGGACTAATAGAATTACGACAGGGACAATAGTACCCACTGGTAACATATTTACACTTACTATAGATATCTCAGACAAATATTGGAAAATAACTAATACCGGAATTATAGGTAGTCTAGGAACAGTTTATTTTGGACAAAGTATAGTTGTAAAAGACCCTGTAATCTCGTCAAGATTAGAGACAGACGTAGTATCTGTTGATTCAGAAACATTAGGGGGTGTTGGATTTTCTAAAATTCTTTATACTGCACGAAAAGGAAGAATACAATTATCTTTACCTAAAACAGAACACTTGTTATTCAAAAAAGCTTATCTAGGAAGTAATGGGTTTAGACTTCCTGTAGTTATTGAATCTGCCTATTTTGACTCTGCTCTTTTAGTTAGAGGTTTAGGTGATTATCCGCTATCAGAAACCAGTAAAAGTAGATGGACAGGAACTTGGAACATTAAGGAGGCTCTGTGAAATTACTGCCTCACGAACTAAAATCAGACCTATCTTCTAATGCCTCTACCTCCTTTAAAGTAATTGCCTTAGGCTTAGATGAAGGCTTACTTTATATCTCTGGAAAAAATTGCAAGTTGGGTAGTGATAAGATTTACGGCGTAATAACTTCTTTATCCGATAGTAATTTTTCTATAAACTCTACTAATCTTCCCTCTATATATAATCATTCTTTTTGGACTAATAGAGAATGTAGAGTCTATGAGTGTGTAAATTCACAAGGAAGTGTAGCATGTGGTACTTTACTTAATACAAAAGTAGTACAAGAAGAACCTATAAGAACAGGCAATATTTGGTCATTTTCTTTGAGTGATAAAGGCGAGATTGTAGTATTTTTTCCTAGGTTTGGAAAAATAACTAACACAGAATTTCCTTACGCACCTTCTAACTCGATAGGGCAACTTAAGCCGGAAATAATAGGAACAGTAGAAAATTGTCCTCTAATACCTATATCTAGTCCTTACTTTTCTACTCTTAGTGTCAATCTTTTTGCGGGAGATACTAGCATAAAAGTACAAGATGCTTCTGGATTTACACAGTCTGGCGCAATCTGGGTAGACGGTGAAACAATACAATACTCTAGTAAAATAGATACAGAATTATTTGGTGTTACGGTAACAGTAAACCACAAACAAGGTACAATAGTAGCACAGGTAGGGCTATGGGAGTATTTAGCAGCAGGGCATGGTGTAAGTAGTATAACTACAGTAAAAGCTGATGATTCAGTTATTTCTGGTTGGGTGCCAGATTTAGTTAATTCTAAAATAACATTTCCAACCCCACCTATAAGTAAGAAACTTTCTGAGATTTTTACTAAAGAAGTTAATTTCGATAAGATTGACTCTTCTGGGCAGCAACTTTACAAGATAAAATATAACATAGCAAATCAAAACGCTAATGGGTATATAATGTTAGACAATCTTGATGTTGCTATAATCCCACCTTCTAACGTAACTGCAGGAACCTACTCATTTACAATATCTTGGAATGGACAAACAGATACAAGTATTACAAATGCACCACAAGCAATGGTGGCTTATTTAAATGGTAGTCCTATAAATCTAACGAAAACTGCTGGAAGCACAATAGTACAAATAAGTATAACTAATAGCTCTGCTCTACACTTAACGCATTTTACTAATCTTGGAAATACTACTAACCTACCTACATTAAAAGACATACAAGTAGTTTGGTCGGCTACCTCTAACACAACCCCTGCGTTAAATCCTTTAAATGCTATAAAAGGAGCTACAGGCGCAGTTAACCAAACAGCTTCTAGTTTGCCGGGAGCTACCTCAGCAGGTACTACTGTTTTCGCTATTTTTCCAAGACCAAACAATGATAGGATTATTTCTGGAGAATACTTTGTAGCCTTCTCTATAAATTTAGCGGGTTTCTCCGGCGAGGCTAGATTATCTATAGCTAATAAACTTGTCTACTACGCTTCTAATGGTACTGTAGTCTACTCAATAAGCAATTTTACTTTTGACAATGATACTGATAACATCCCCATACAACTTTCAGGAGGAGGCACAGTTACTATAACCACCTTACAAAGAACAGTAGTCACAGGGAACCTTGATAATGCCAATTATGCAACGCTACAATGGCCTAGTAATACAACTTTTACAGCTCTTCAGACGACAGATAACCCTAATTTAGGGGATATTTCTAAAACTAATCTAGTTATTGAGTGGTTTAGTACAGACTCTTTAGCCGGTACAGTCTCTGTAAGTTTTGGGGGAAAGCAACTTGGTGTTCTAACTCAACAACAAGAAGCCGGAACAACGATAAACAAAACAGTTATAGTAGACACAATAACACAAGGCAGTTCTTCTTTTAACAACAGCGATATAGCAACATCAATCGGTGGAGGAACAAGTAGTTTAAGTAATCTAACTACGACGGACCAAGTTGCTTGGCCTGTTTCTTACGCTGAAGTACCTAGTAATGTAGGACTTTTTGTTTATAGAGCTAGACAAAACATAGTTGCGCCTTCAAATTTAGTTGCAGGAACATACAGTTTTTCTGTATCTATGCACTCCTATACTACCTCAAACCAAGCATTTGCTAATCTAGGGGGAGTAAGCAAAAGTCTTGCAGCTTCTGTAACTACTTTTTCAGTATTTGTATCTGCTAACCAAATATTAACCTTCACTCATGAAATAATAAATGGATTATATGGTTCGAAAGACTACCAAACAGAGCCAAAAGCACATACAATACAAGTAACTTGGAATGTATCCCCAATAACTATAAATAACACTCCAGCTTATGGAAGTACAACTGTTCAGAACAACTATCTGCCTAATACAGGTATAAATGTATCCTTACTTGGAGGAAATATAAACATACGTGTGCCTTCTTCTCCACGCACTACAGTAAATACTTTCTCTTTACCTTGGGTTAATGACTGGCAAGATTTAACTAATCAAGAATTAAGAATCCAATGGGCTAATGGTAGTACAGCAGCTAATATTGCATTAGTTAGGGCTTATATAGCTGTGGAGTTTAGTAAAGAAACAAGATCAACCCCAACAAATATGTCTGCTACGGTGCAAGGAAGCAGTGGTAATTTAGCGGATGTATATGACTCCTTACTAACCTCATTAAATGAAAAAATAGATATAACTGCTAAATCTACATTAAAGGATTGGTCAACTACTAATAATTTTACAGTTGCTAGACGTATCGCGGATCCTATAGATGGTTTAACCATTTTAACTTTTTTAAGTGAGCAAGCAGCAATTTTACTTGCAAGAAACAACGGAAAAGTCTATCCTATTCGCTGGTTAGACTATTCAAATGATAGTGTAGTTATAGCTGAAAAAGACTGTCTCGTTCAACCAACTATTAGTTATGCTTCTAATAGAGAAACTGACATAACTATAAATTACAACAAAAACTATCTTACAGATTCGTTTAATAAGATAGTAAATGCAAATAAAACTAATAATTTAACTTGCAAAAAAACAGAAAATACGTTAAAATTGACTAACAAAGCAACTATAGACGCTGAGTGGCTACAAACAGATACTTCGGCAAATATTGCTCTAACAGCTAGAGTTGCGTTAAAGACAAATTTGCTTAGAGAGGTTACTTTAAGATTACCTTATTCATTTAGTTACTTAGAGGTAGGGGACTTGGTTACTTTATATGACGTATTATGGAGAGTAATATCCTTATCTAATTCAAGCTCTTCTGTAATCGTAAATTTAACAGAATTACCTTAGTAGGAAATATAATGGCAGCGTTAACAGACTATACAGAAAACCAAATAATAAACCATATTTTTAGGACAGCAAGCTATACTCCCCCAACTAACCTGCATTTCGCCTTTCTATCAGGTGTAACAAACGGAGAAACAGGGGCAGTGTCAGAATTTAGCTTTACTAATGGATATGCCCGGGTAAGTATGGCTAGAAACATAACTAACTTCTCCAGAACAGGACAAACAGTTAAGAATGCAGTAGCTATTACCTTTAACGCCCCTTCTGGTGCATGGGGAACAGCTACTCACTGGGGTATTTACGACCAGCCAACCGGAGGGAACCTACTTGCCTACGGAGTATTAGATGCAAGTAAGGTTATTGGCGCTTCTAGTCCTGCTCCTGAATGGCCTATAAATGCCTTTACATTTAACTTTACCTACACAACTAACTACCTCGCACAAATTATGGCTGATTGGTTATTTAGAGGCGTAGCGTTTACCAAACCAACGTCTTTAAGTTTTGCCCTATTTACCACAGCTCCTACAGCGGCAGGCGGAGGTATTGAAGTTAGTGGTGGTGCGTACTCTAGAGCTAGTGTAATACCTGCGGATACTGCCTTTGATGCTACAGTATCTGGGGATGGACATACACAAAATACCAACGCAATTCTTTTTCCTGCCCCTGTAGGCGCATCTTGGGGAACGGTAGTAGCTGCTGGGGTATATATTGGAACAAACCTAATTACTTATGGGTCTTTCACTGGCGTAACTGTAAATAATGGCGATGCTGCACCATCTATTGCAGTAGGTAATTTTGATTACACGATCGGGTAAATAACCATGCCGAAATTAGCAGATAGGGTTAAAGAAACAACCACAACTACAGGTACAGGAGCAGTAACTCTAGGAGGAGCAGTTCAGGGATTCCAGTCTTTTGCCAATGCATTTTCCAATGGCGACCAGGTTTACTATTGCATAGAAGATGGAACATTATGGGAAACAGGAATAGGAACTTTTAACGGCACAACGCTTTCCAGAACAACTGTATTGTCATCCAGTAATAACAATGTTTTGGTTAATTTTGGAACTGGAACTAAAAACATTTTCAGCACTTATGTGGCTGATATTTTTAATGGGGTAAATATGTTTACAGATTACACTACATACAATTTAGCGGGAACTTATACTTTTATTGTTCCGCTTGATGTATATAAATTGCAAGTGCATTGTATTGGGGGTGGTGGAACCTCAGTAGCAAATAGTCGCTCGGGGGGTGGTGGGGGATATGCTTCTAAAATAATTTCAGTAACCCCCGGCGAATCTTATTCTATTACCGTAGGGGCAGCAGAAAGTACATCTCTTTTTAATGACTCCATACCTACTACTTTAGTCTCTGCTGCAGGTGCTACAGGCACATCTCCGGGTTCGGGTATTATAGGAGATATTTTAAAAACTGGGGGTTCTGGAGTACTTTCATCCCTAGCATCTGGGGGCTCTGGGGCAGGTAAATCAGGAAACGGAAATAATGGAGGAACTAACTCCTTAGGGAAATTAGGCTCCGGGGGAGCTTTAGAAGGGTCAAAACCAGCACCCGGAACCCCAGAATCAGGAGGTAGCGGAGATGGTAATTGGTCAAATGCAACCCCATCTACAGGTAGCGGAGCAGGAGTTATAAATAGTACAGCTGCTTTAGGCGGGGATGGATTAGTCCTAATAGAATACTAAAATGACAGCATTTTCACCAGTAGCAAACGCACCTGTAGCAGATATAGGTAGTTCCCCTCCAATAAAAGTAACTAGCACTGCCAGTTCATCTACATCTAGTGTTTTTGCTTTAGCCCTAGGAACCATATTTGCCGCAAGTGCTGTAGCTTCTACAGAAACTTCAGCTAGTAACGTATCCTTCTCCGTTACTACACATAGTACACAAGGCAGTAACGAGATTTCTTCTTTACTTGTCTCGCATAATGGGATAACAGCTTCCTCAGGTGCAGCTTCAAATGATGTTGCTAGTTTTTCAGTAGCTACTAAAACTTTATCCTCATCAACAGCAATATCAAATGAGGTTAATTTATTTTCCTTAACAACGAAGGTAACACCAAATTCTACCGCTTTCTCTAGTGATATAGCTTCTGCAATGGTTATAGTTGGGGGAGTAGCTTCTACAAGTGCTAGTAATGAAATAACTACCATAGTAGTTTTCCAAAACGGAGTACATGCAAGCGCTACTGCAACCTCTACTGATGCAAGTAACAGCCAGTTATATGTATTAACCCCAGTAACAGGTGGAACAGGTGTCTTTTCTGACTCCACCCAATTTCTTGTTAAGACTAGCACAACAACAACATCCACATCCACTACCACTGACCAAGTAAATGCTTATCTTACAACTATAGTAACTCCTAAAACTGTTGTTTCTTCCAACGATAACAGTCAAGTTAACTTTTTACAGCAAATTTATGTATCAGGCACGGCAGCTTCTATAGATAATTCTGCAACTTCATTAACAACAGCTACTTTATTACAGAGTTATGTGGTTTCTAACAGTACAGGATCTATACGTTTGCAACCGTTAGTAGCGCCTGCCAAAATTAGAGTAACATGGTCTAATAACTCAAGCGCTTCAAAATTTATAAACGACACAACAAAAATAAAATTTATTGATGTAGAAAAAATTAGGTTTAAACTATGACTATTATAATATATTCACAAATAGGGTCTAGTTACCCACTAACTGTTCAATTATATGACTCTTCTACAGACAGCCCTATAGATGTTACAGGTGCCTCAGGCATATCTGCAAGTGCTTTTAACCCAGAAACAGGAACCACAGTAAATTTTACATCTGCCAGTATAGATGTTGCTAGTAACGGGACGTTTACTTTAAATAGAAGTGCAAACTCCTTCACTGAACAAGGGGTATATGATGTTAAACTAACCTATACTGATTCTGCTGGTAATATTCAAATATATCCTAGAAGAGCTGGAGATTTAAAATTATCTGTAGGGACGTAGCGGAGTACCTATTCACAAATTAACCTTTTAAACAGGAGAAAACTATGAGCTTCATAACTTTAATTCTAACTGCCTATTTTGGTCTTTTTCTTCATTGGTTAAAGAAAAGAACTCGCAAACAAACTTTAAGTAGTTTTAAAAATTATATGTTAAAGCATAGAAACGCTACTAAAAACTCTGTTATATCCATTTTCGCTGCGATTACAGCTCTTTATGCTGCTGGTGATATTGAACTATCTAAACAAACCTTTGCAATAGCCTTTGGTATAGGTTATAGTTTGGACAGCGCCTTGAATAAAACCCCAGAGGAAGATTAGTGTTACAGGTTATACTTATTTCTTGTAGTATCTCTTTGCTTCTTGGTTTTAGTTCTGGTTATGCTTTAAGAAATTTACAATCAGAAGCAGAAAAAGCTAAGTTACTTGTCAAAGACAGAAAAATACTAGAGGAAAACGATAAGACGAATAAGGAATTATCTTTAAAACTAGAAAATCTTGAAAAAACAAGAGCTACCAAAACTAAAATAGTTATTAAAAAGGTGCCTATGTATGTTACAAAATATAAAAAAATCGACAGTGTTTGCAATCTTTCTAAGCATACTAAACAGTTGCTCAACAGTTACATCAAGGATATGTAGGGAACCGGAAAATAACTTATTAACTGATATAGAGCAACTTCAGCCAATTAAAGGAACAGGGAAAGAAAAGAATAATAGATCAAATGTTAGGGAAATCGACCTTATAAATTACTTAACCCAAACCATTAATAAATATAAGAAGGCTAAAAATCAATGCAATACTCTTATCCAATGGCACAAAAACAAGTAACCATTGTATCTTTCATATATAAAGGAGTTACAGTAGCCACTAGAAGGCTAGATGAACCTCTTACACTGAATTGTTGCAGAAAAGTTAGAAATATGGTAAAATTAAAACTTTTACAAAACCCTAAGAACTTTGATTCTTGGAAATTAACAAGTGGGAGCCGCCATGAAAAATTATTTTAGTTTATCTGAGTTTCATAAACCAGAGATAGCTCTACTTTCTGATGTTAAGGAAAAAATAGAAAAGTATCATATACCTGAGCTAAATAAAGTTAGAGAAAAACTTAAAAGCCCTATAATTATTTCCCGGCATTCCGGATATAGACCTAGATGGTACGAGCTTCAAAAAGGTAGAAGTGGTAACTCAGAACATTGCTATAAAGGAAAAGGTGCAGTTGATATAACTTGTGAATCTTCTAGGTTTGGGGAATTGTGGGAATTGATGGTAGATTCCGCCTATACAAGAGTATGCCTATATGTTAACAATAATTTTATCCATTGCGACTTTAAAGAAGTCGAAAGAAAACAAATTTTTCATTGTATAGACGGAAAAACTTGGGAAAGGGTAGGTTAAACTTTTACCTAACTCCTTTACTAGCTGTTACCATAGTTTGGTTATTATAATGCCCTTTTGTTGCATAACTGGCATGGTCGGGCACAGGTTCATGTCGAAAGAAAACCATTTGACCGCATTTCATACCCGCTTTTATAATTAAACTATGTTTTTTGGATATATTTTTAAACTCTAATGTTAATTTAGAGTTATTAAAACCTGCATCCGCCCAACCCGCATTAGCATGGTCTAGTCCATTTCTAGCCATACTTGACTTTAATTTGTACTCTGCGCTGATGTTGTTCGGTAGATTAAATACTTCTTTTGTGCTTGCTAATATAAACTCCCCTGGTGATATAATATAGCCTTGTTCAGATAAGTTAAATTCCTTTGTCCCAATATTTTCTTTTCCCTTTAAATCTATTACCGAGCTAAATCGTAGAGGTTCTTCAAGTAAAATAGTGTCATCCAGGGTTAAATCTATACTTGCAGCATTAATATTCTCTGGACTAGCGCTAATTACACCATCCTCGATTAGTTTCAATAATTCATTGTGTGATAGTAATGGCACGGTTTTCAATCCTCATGAATCACCAAAATATTTAATAGTTTTTACTTTGCCCATAAAAGGTACGTATTTATAACGTACTTTACCAATAACATCAATAAGATTTGATTCAACTGTGGCTTTATCCTGCCATTCATTATTTATATTTACGTAATCACCATGGGTTCTAATCACTTCACTTTCAACAAAACCAGAGGGTTTAATTAATAATAAAATGTCACCTTTTTTCATAACTATACCTTTATTAAAATTTAAATTAACATTGTCATTACTACACAAACCATACAGCACCAACCATTACCCCAATAATAAGGCCAACTACATAACCTATCATTAAGCTTTTAACTAACTTCTTTTTATATTTTTCTATTTGTTTTGTTTTATTTAGTATTTCCCTATTTAGATTCATACAATCTTTCATGTATTTTGAATCTAGTTTACTGTTAGATTCTTCAGCATCTTTATACAAAACCCATTTACCAGTGTCACACTGTACCATCGGCCCTAGTCCAAAGGGCAGCCCTCTGTTATAGCTTTTCATTTTTTACCCAATTAAATATATTAATAAAATACCTACCAATACACAATTACCATAATTAAAAAATAAGTTAAACACCATTTTACCTCAATTTTAACTCTTTTATGGTTTCTATACATAATTACTTACTCCTAGCCTCATACAGACTTTAGCACTAAAAATACAATAAGACCTGTTAGCAAGGATAAGAATAATGACATAGCACTATCTACCCCTCTAGCTAGCAGATCTATTCCACCATACCAAAAAAGAAATAGCACTATTAGCCCACTAAATACTGAAACAGTTACATTTTTCACCATAAGTCCTCACTACATAAATTTGGTGGGTCTATTAATTCCTCAACTATCTCTGCTATTAAGGCTAAATCTGCCGCTAATCTTCTATCAATAAACAATCCTTCCTCAGTAACAAATCCCTGTTCCCCTGTAATAGGCGTTGGTAACTCACAGACTTGTGCCATTACTTTTATTACATGATGGTGCCTAAATGGTCTAGGTAGTTGAAATATTCTTCCATCAGAATGTTTTATAGCTACTCCAGTTATTTCTTGATAAATACTATTCACCCTCGATCTCCCAAGCATACTTCCACTTAACTATACAGTTATCGTTCTTTAATGTATCTTCCCCATCGTCTATAGCTATGTAAAATCCATCGTACACTGCCAGAACATACCGTTTGTCTCTCTTTATACCATCTATATAATCACAAACATTACTAACATACCCCCATTTAGGTGTTCCATCAAACTCTAACTTCTTTGGTTTATAATGTAGCTCTCCTTGATTAAGTTTAGCTGTATCATGCCCAACGCACAACGATGCCCAAACATCACCTCTAAAAAACCGACCCATTTTATCATAATATATGTACCCCCCACTTTCAAACTCACATTTTATACAATAGGGATCATCCGGTCTGGTTGTAATTTTAAATATCTTTCCATTTCCATGTCTAGGGTCACTAACCTCTAGGCCAACATCTGCTTTTCTAAAATCAATCATTAACTATCTCTCCTTTATCCCAGTTTTCTGTAAACTTAACTTTATTGTTCAGTAACTTTCTTCCCCGCCCTTCCACTATTTCTTTTGCTATATCAGCACCTTTATAATAGAATAATACTTTCATACTCCCTCCTTAGTTTTATTCATTTTGTTCCAGACTTCTTTAGCTAGGCCTTCTGTTTGCGGAATAGGAAATATATAAGCTATTCTACCACAATCACATTCATAATACCGCCCTGTGCAAAATACATGTACTATATGTGGCTTTCCTTCGCATACTCTACAAAGCAGTAAACTATCCTCTTTTTTCATATACTTACAACCATTAACCTTATAGCAAACTCAATCCCCTCCCCATCCCCCTTCAAAAACAACCTTCCTCCTCCCCGACTTAATCCTAACCCTAAACCCCTCCTTCCCCCTTTCAACCATATAATACCCTTCGCTACCCATAGGAAGTCTTCCTCCCTCCCTTAACTTTCTTAAAATCTTCAAAGAACTGTCCTCTTTTCTA